TTTAGATCATAGAAGTCTGTTACCGCTCTCTGAGTTGCCCCATATTGAGTTACTATCCTATCCACGATAGCTGGTACAACTTTCAGGATCTCCTCTGCAGTCCTTCTCTTTGCTTTGTTCAGAGCAACCTGTATATGCCCAGGTTTATCTACAATCTCATCAATCTCTTGCTGGGAGAGAAAATCTTCATCCTTAGCCATCCCCTCATTGAAACCCTTTATAATATCCTCAATAAGGGTTCCACCAAATATCTCCTGTTTTGGGGGAGTTACAGGAGCTGGTGCAACTGGAGCCGCAGGCTGAACCCCTGCCCACTCTTCTAACTTAGACTTCGCAAGTGCATCCATTCGCACTCGCATATCTTCGAGTTCATCTTCAGGTTCAGGCTCTACAGGAACAACAGGTTCAACTGGTTTTACAGGTTCTACTGGCTTAACTGGCTCTACCGGCTCTACAGGTTCTACGGGCTCAGTCGGTTCTATGGGTTTTACAGGTTCAGCTGGCTTAACCTCAGTCTGTTGCTCGAACATCTCTGCAAGTGCTAACTCACTCAGGTCTGGTACTTTAGGAGGCTCCTCCGGCGTCACTTCCACTTTCGGGTCTGGCATCTTCTTTCTCCTTTTCGTCTTCTTGGACCTTTTTTAGGTCTAGTATAATAAAATCCACGAGGCTTGCTATATATTCAAGCTCACTTAGACGACCTCGCATATTGTCGTCTGACCACTTATCATCACCCACGCGCAGTTTCTGATTTACAACTCCGTCCCTCTCTTCCAACTCATCTAGGAGGTCTAACCAAATACTACCTTTTTTGAAGTCTTCCCAAGCCTGTAAGCTAGTTCTCATTCTTGCCCCACTGGTACTACGTTACCTGCCTGTCTTTCATTCCTAAGAGTCTCTTCGCCAATAAGTTTAGCTCGTATATTCCCTCCTTTTTGCACGAAGTCAGACACGTTCTTCTCGCCGGCCATTGTTGCAACTCGCTTAAAGATTCGAGTAATATCAAATATTTGGAAGAGAACTGGATTCCCCATTATAGCAGGCATCATATTAGACCAGAAGTTTAGGGCATTTGTATCAGTACTCTGATCTGACCCATCCTTTACAATTACGTCAAAGTCTGCTATAATATCAAATGGGCTCGTTAGAAGTCGAGAAGGCATCACTCCATCAACTCCATATTGGGCCATCAGTTCATTAGGCCACTCTCCTACCGCTTTGATGTATACTTCTTCACTCATCAACTGTTGAGTATGAGAGGCACACAGGTATGCGAGATCGTGCATATACTGTAGACTTGTAATCTTCGCAAGATGTTCTAGCCTAGATATAGAAGCACCAAAGGTACCTGAAAACTCAGCAGCACTTCTCCTCTCAGAACCACCACGCATAACTCCCATTTGTGCATCTGGCGTAGCGCCTACTTTCTCCATGATACTCATTATGAAACCAGCATCTGGAATGTTGCCTCTAGTAACATCACTAACCGCAAGCTGCTTTATTGCCTGGTCTACTCCTCTCCCCCACGCGCTTCTGCGGAGGCGAAGCAACTTTCCTGGCTCAGGATTCTGCAGATCAGTCATACTAATAAGCGAAGGATCTACAACAAACATATCGTTTATAGCCTTCCTAACATTAGCAATATGACTATTAAAGGTCCAGTTCAATACTTGTTGAAGGCCAAAGTTCATTTCCATCCTAGATACAGGAGCGATTGAATAACCATCATAGTCAGGAGAGTTCACTGCAACTGGGAACCTATCATGGTTTAGGCCAAGAGGAGCACACATAATAAGGATAGTATCATCCCCTATAGAGAATGTCCACTTCTCAGGATACTCTCCATCTTTATTAAAGTCAGGATCCCCTGGAAGACCCCACTCCCGAGGAACTATCTCGATATACATATTTACTACTGTTCGATAGTTAGTAGTCCTAGTCTGATCTTTGCTGCTCCCTTCTTTCTCTCTCTTGGAGTTATCTATACTAAAACGAGATCGTTTAGGATTAGAAGTTCCTTGTTCCCTTAGATACTTGACATTAAAGAATCCTTCTCCCATAGCTTCTCTCGTAAGAAGAGAGTTAAGCGTAACATCTTCAAACCAGCCAAAGAACTCCCCGTCTTGAATCTTATGAATACTTACATTAGGATCGGGTAAGCATTTATAAGGATCTATGTTTACAATTTTGTTTCCCTCAAACAAAAGAGCTGGAACATTCTGTTTCTCATTCTTAAGCCCAATAAGAGTTCCAGTACTGGTAAATTGAGGAGTAGACTGAACAATAGGCTTACGCCCCCAGTTCTCGGCCCACACAACAGCACTTGCATGAAAACCATAGTTCAGGCCATCTCGATAGCCTGTATGTACATCAAGAGCACTCTTGTATCTATGACACTGTTGGGCAATTACAAGCTCAAGGAGTTTTGCTGCTACTGTATCTTCAGGCCCATGCCCTTCATACTGGAAGAGAATATCTCCAAGGAAGGCCTTTGTATTGTATGCGAGTATAGTTTCGAGGGCAGCGTAGCTATAAGGAACAACAATAGAGACTGGCTTATTCCTATCTTTCTTCTTAAGATTAGTCTCATAATCTGAGAGAGGAATGTATGCGGTCATAATCTCATCAAGATTATTCCAAGTAGGATGCTTCTTCCTCATTACAGAGTATGAGTCATCTGCCCTCTCCATAATGCGCGCAACAAGCTTATCATGGAACTCAGTCCCAGGACGAAGATTTATGTCATAGGGATACTTATACCCTAAATCTTTCCCCTTTAAGGAAGAGTTCTCTTCTGATATATTTGCACTATATGACCCACGAACAATAGGTGGCACGCTTTATTCTCCTTAGAGTGCTACCGAGTTTACTTCTATCTCGTATCTAATACCACGATCATCTTCCCTTATTCCTTTAAGGGTTGCTTTTATAGACATCTCAAATTGTGTACCTACACTCTTCCCTTGGAGACCAGGAAGCTTAGTCTTTATGTCAAAGGTTGGCCCCTCCGGGGTGGGAGGCGCTGGTTGTACCTGGGCAGGAGATTCAAGCTTCCAAGAAGGAATCTCCATAACACTAGTATATTTAGGCTTAGGTTTCTCACTTTTTATAGATGGCATCTTTCTATGTCCTCCAGCAGAATCTCCACTTATGGTTAGTCCTCCAGGTAATTGTACTGGGGGTATTGTAGTACCAATTCCTGTATTTCTATCTATTGACATTTTTTCACCTATTCATTGAATTATTCAATAATATCTAACAAGCGTGTGCCCAATCTTCAAAAGGCTTATCATAGTCACCTTCTTTAAGCATTTCGAACTCATCCTCTTGAGCTTTCTTTACCTTCAGAGGATCACCCTCATCTTCAGGTTGCATCGTAAATAGACGCTCACCAAGATCAAACATCTCTACACAATAGGCAAATGCGTCTATTACGTCAACCAACTTTCCATTTGGGAACACCAGTAACTGAGCCTCAAGGGGTCCCCTTATTGCTTGATCCTCATTATGATATATACAACCTAGCCGATAAAAAGGAGACAGCGCTTTAATGCGCTCCTCTTTCTTCCCTCTAGCCTTTAGCTCAACAAGTTCATAGTGCTTCTTCCTTGTTGCTATATATGCCCTAAAAGGGTAAGTTATAAATTCATTAAGCGACGTAACTTCGATACCCACAACATAGGTATCAAGTCTATCTGCCATATCACATGCTTCTTTATATATCTGCTCAGGATGGAGCTTCCCTCGGAAACAGTCTCGAAAATATATTTTATTCTTAGCCCCATCGAATCCTATTCCAGTAATAGCCGAGTCTGCACTCACTAGATTAGTAGTCTTTGCAGGATCAACTATCACTATATTATCTATCTTCTTTAATGAAGTCCAATCTTCTTTGTAGTACTTAAAATACTGTTGCGAGAACGTTGCACCTTGCGTTGGAACGATGAGATTTCTAAGTTCTCGATAAAACTCATCAAGCATACCGCGCTTCTCGTAAGCCAGCGCTTTGGCTTTAATCCGCTCGCTCGGCATATACTCAGGCCACGTCGAGTTGAACTTATCATCGCAAGCTTCAATGCGAACCGATACAAACTTTTCAGAAGCGAACCATCTCTTTTCCTCGACTTCATCAAAGTTAGACTCCCACTTTTCTTCATCCAGTATGTTAGCTACCAAACTGTCTTCGTGAAGGAGAGTACCCATCATTACAACCCTTGCACCTTGTAAATCTTCGCTATTCAACACATCTGAGAAGAACCACCTCTTTAGCTTATCACGACGTTCCTCATTCATTACGGTTTCTTTATCTTCGAGGTCATCAATGATGTAGAGATCAGGACGATACTGTCCATGCTTAAGGCCTCGAATCTGAGAGCCAGCACCTTTTGCATCTATATATATCTCTTTCCCAAGAACGTTAACTACAAGCTCTCCAGATCCCTCTGCCCATCTTACACCTTTTACGTTACCGAACAGTTTCTTGATGGTATCGTTAGTCTGAAGTTCAGCTGCCAACGTCTGCAAGTCATTAATAGCTTTTGTTACTGTTGCCGAGATATAAACTATATAGTTTACGTCCCTGAACAATATCTTCTTAGCTGGGAATATAAGACCTGCAAGTGTGGTCTTCCCCCAACCACGAGGACATACTATTAGTGCTCGATGTATCTTATCATTATCGAGCGTTTCAAAGATTGGGTCGTGCGCTGCTCCAAAGGGCCGGTAGCAATGATGCTTGAAAAAGACATTCGCCATTGACTTACTTGATGTAAGACAGTCAAAGAGAACATCTTTTAGTGTATCCTTTTCTGACTCAGCAACTATCATAGAGGTGTTATGAATACCTCGTTTATAGCGACAAAGAACTCAGCTGCGTTTGTTGCTCCATTTGTGATTTGCCAACTATAGTAGGGGAAGTTCTCAAGCCCCGTAAGTACAAGAGACTTTTGATGTTCCACACTCGTTGCGGGAGTTGGCATTGTCAGGGTAGCAAATGGAGAAGTTACTATATCCTGCATAGCTGCATTGTCTCCAAGGGCTCCAAAGAAGTCTATCTTTGGCGCAGCCGCAGGAACTGAGGCTCCATACTTCACCCTCATGAATACAATGAGAGCCTTCATCTTTTTACTTGGCCGACGGGTAAGTGTAGAGGGAAATGTAGCACCTCCGGCTACCGACTGCCAAGTTGTTACACCAGTCCAGGTTGCGTTGGCAACTCCGACTAGTTCTTGTAATATTTTATCTCTATCAATTACTATTGCCGGCATTTTTGCTTCCTCCTATAGAACTTGACACCATACTGTTATCGTACAATCCAGCGCTCCCGTTCCAAGCGTCGGCACGTCGAAAACAAGGCCGCTGTCAGGGGGCACAAGAAGGTCAAGCGATTTGTTTTCAAGCAGCCCCGCAGCATTCCAGGTCAATGTCCCGAGAATGGTTCCCGCTCTCGGATCACGGACATTGACTACATGCGGTCCCGTGGTAAGCGCCCTGAGCAATCCATCAATTTCAAAAACGTGGATCTCAACAGCCGCAGGTACACCGCATACCCTATTGCCTGAAACTCCGTTCGGCAACGTTACAACAATCGGAAACAGCGCCATTTTATTTTTCCTCCCAATGAACAGTATAAGAATAAACCCACGTTTGAGTCGCGGGCATAGCAACCTGTGTTCTTAGTGCAAGACCATCCCCAGGGCTTAACACGGTAGGATGAGCCGGTTCATATATCCACTCATTGCCGGTATTCACCATGCCGGAAGTTAACACAATAACGAGCGGAACCAGAGTAACAGCAACAACCGTGCCCCATGTCGGAGCCGTTCCTGTTAATGCGGCGTTGGAATCTCGCACGTCGAACATATCGCTTGCTGTGCCCATAGTATCAAATTGCCTGTTCGGAAATCTTTGCGTCCCGCCAGTCGGCGTTTGTGCGGTATATCTCTGTATTCCAAGCGTTCCGGCAATACCACCGGCAACACCTTGTGTCGCTACGCCAAGTTGCACTCTTATTTTTGAGACGTATGCTTTTCTGCTTGATGCAGGATTAAATCTCATGGACATAAGCATAGTATTCGCCGCCAATGCCGCTGCTACAACTGCCGAGGTCTGACCGGCTACAGTATAAAACCCTCCCGCCGCTCCAATGGAAGGATAACCAACCGCGACCTTTCCTTGAAATAATGGGTCTACATCCATCAACCCTGTTGTGCTTCCACCACCTTCAATATATGGCACGGCTTACCTCGTCTTAGAGAATTAACAATACTATCGCGACAGTTATGGCAATATCTAAAAGAACAAAAGCAACAACTTCCGCCCGAGACATATCAATCCAGGGATTGCCTGTGTTTTTTTGCATAAATAAAGCCCACATACGTCACCCCACTGCGTAATTGAATTTTACGTTTTTAGCTATCCGCGTCCTGCTCTCCCACCAAACGTCTATGTTCGTTGTGCTCGTCGTTTTTCCGTAAGCAACTATCCGTTCCGCAACGTCGTCCGCTGCAATGGTTCCTTTTCCCGTATACGGGCCTTGGGCCTGGGATATTAAAACCGGCCTTCCCGCCGTCAGCCCTGAAGTAGTGATCGAAAACTTTCCAGCCCGGCGCGGCTTGGTCCCAAGATTGACCTCTACAGTAGTGAGTGTCAAGCCTCCGGGGCCTCCGGCAACAGCCGCCCATGTGCCGTCGTCTTTTAAATAATTCCCTACGTTCGTTCCTTTCGGAACAAAACCGTGCTTGGATATGGAAAAATCATTCGTGGTAATATCAGACGTGGATAAATTGGCATCGGTGACGGATGTAATGGTAATGTATGTCGCGCTGTGCTTTGTGTTGTCATGGGTCGTCGGGGTCCTGGCGTCCGACAGCCTGCTGTCATCCCCCACGCAAACCGTCGAAGAAGTCGTCCCGGTGTTTACGTCGAACCGCACGGTCTTGTTCGTGGGATAATCCGCAATAGAAATCTTTGATGATGCCGCTTCCGCGTTCTTGAACTGAAGGTCGGCAGCTACCTTGGAGTTGAAAAGCCCGACTCCCGCCGTTCCCACGTTCGATGCAGTATTTACTTCTCCCGTGGACCCGCCCCCAGTCGCCGCCATCGTCCCGAAT